TAGGAGAAAAGAGGAAGAGGGCCAAGTGGTCGAATGTCTACGATGTCGGAGACACGCTGATCCCCCTTACCGCAAACGAGGGCTTTCAGGCATACTCCCGTCAGGCGGTTCTGAGGGGGCGGTTCAAGGGCAAGCCCGGAAATGTGGTCGGTCTCCGCTCCGCAATCAAGGCAGCCGCTTTTGAACTGTCGGTCGCTGGACTGAAGTTGGATGAGGCCACCTTTGCCAAGATCGGACAGGCCCTCGTCAAGGTCGAGCGGCAGAAGTTGGTCGCTGGAGCATTCAATAAGGCATTCTGGGAAGAGGTCAGCAAGGATCTCCCGGCTGATGTCGTGGCCAATCTGCGGAAGCCGAATGAGCGCACCTTCATCCCCGGAATCGACCGCTCCGTCATGGACCTGTCCCAGAGAGAGGACATGGTCGATGCGATCTGGGATTCGTTCAAGACCAACAAGCACCTGTCAAAGGGCAAGTTGACTGCTGATGGCCAGTCCTCGCTCATCTTTCAGGTCTTGCAGCAGTTGCGCCAGCGCGGAGCCACGGTCAACCGCGAAGTCGTGGCGGATGTGATTGACGAACTTCGGCGCATCTCGCAGAACCCACCGACTCGGGTCAACGCCAAGGGCAGGAAGGTTCTGGACACCAACGCCCGGAGGCTTGCGGTGGCCCAGATCATCAACAAGAGGGCAAAGGACGGCAAGGAGATCTACCTTCCGCCGAGCCTCGTCAACAAGATGAATGTGGTCCCGGCTACCCGTGCTGGTGTGGCTGCCGCCGGAAGCACTCCCTCTGGTCTTTCCGGTTCTAGCGACTTTAGTGATGTTCCGTGGCTTCAGCGATTGTTGACCGAGCGTCTTCCGATCTGGGAGAAGTGGGGTAATCAGGCTGCGCGAATGATGCAGTCTAAAAATGGTGCTGTCCGGTTGATCGGGCATCTGTCGTTCAACGCTAGGAGGGCACTCAATAAGGCGCAGCCTCAGACCATCTTTGAGGCTGGCTCGGCCATCCTGCATCACATGCAGTTTGCCTTTATGCGTGGATACCGGAACCAGTTCATCCGGTTTGCCCTCGGCGGTGGCACCAACAATGTCCCCATGGACAAGGTGACTCTTGCCACCTACATGAAGAATGCCTTTGGCAACAAGGAACTACGGCGGGACTTCAATCGCCGGGTTGCCAAGCAGTTGAGGACGGGAGTCTATGACGATGCCGTGGAGGCCGTAAATGATGCGGCCAAGGGATTCCGCGAGATCTTCAACAAGATTCACGCCATGGCTGCGGAAGTGGGCCTTCGTGGCTTTGACAAGTCTGCCGTTGTCAACTATATGCCCCGTCTGTGGCGTTGGGACAGGATCCGCCGCCTTTCCACGACTCCTGAGGGCAAGAAGGATCTGACTCGGCTGATCAAGGCTGCGATTGACCAGAACGGTCGCAAGGTCGTGATCGATGGGGTGGAGCAGACGATTAAGGGGGATATCGATGCTGCCGCCACGGCGTTTACGGAACGGCTGATCTCCATCGCCCAGAAGACCGAGAATGCCCCGATGACGGAGCAGGATCAGGAACTGGTCGAGGCTCTCGGGGATCTGCTTGGTCCGGTCAAGGCCACGACTCCCAGCAAGACTCCCTTCGGTCGCGCCCGAATCCTGCTGAACGAACAGGCCACGGTCCAGACCGCTAACGGTGCTGATCACCTCGGTGATGGCAAGACCGTCCTGTCCATCGCTGACCTGACCAACGATGACCTTCCATTCGTCTTCAAGAAGTATGTGACCTCCATGATGGGGGCCATCAACGAGAAGCGGCTGATCAATGCCTTCAACGAGGAACTCAGGATCCGTGGTGTCTTTGGTCCTGAGTACACCACTTCCGATGGAACGGTCCTGAAGAACACGGTTGAGGTCACCACCATCGATGAGATGCTTGGGCTTGCCCGAAAGATCGGTGGGGAGATTGATCCGGGCCATGAGGAAGGCTTTCGAGAGGTCATTGCTGCTCTGCGGTACGAGCCGCTGCATCACGGCACCACCGGAGTGCTGGATAGGGTTCTCGGAATTGCCATTCCCTATGGCTACCTCACCACGGGTGGGCAGTTCGGTCTCGCCGCCATGGGAGAAATGGCCCGTATCGTCGGAACCTTGGGTTTCTTCCAGATGATGCGTCAGATGCCCATCCTTCCGGAGATGATCGGCAACTGGAAGAACATGGACAAGGATGCTCAGAATTTCGCATCCTTCATCGACACTTGGTTTGCCCCCTCGACCGACCGTATGCGTCGAGCATTCATGGAAACCGGGCAATCCGATCCTTCCGCCGGGATCCTGAAGCGTGGGCTGGACAGCACATCGAATCTGATGTCGGACATCTCTTTGCTGGCCCCGATTACCAGTTTCACCCAGCAGTTGACGGCGGCTACGACCATCCAGCATCTCTACGAAGTCAGCAAGGGCGCGACTTCTCGAATGGACAATGCCACCTTGCGTACCCTCGGTCTGGAGCCGGAGCAGTACCAGAAGATCATCGACTTCGTTGGAGCCAATGCCGAACTTCGCAACGGCTTCCTCGGGGAGCGCGTCACGAATCTGAAGAACCTTGATGCCAAGGAAATGGACTTGGTCAAGGCGTTCGTGCAGCGAACCGTGGATACCCGAATCCAAAGTATCCCGACCCGAGGCGACTTCCATAAGTTGGCCTTTGGCTTTGCTGGACGGCTGTTCACTCAGTTCCGCACCTTCAATCTGAAGGGCATCGACAACTTCCTGATCCAGAATGCTGGTCGTACCTCCAAGGGAGCCGGGATTCAGGTTGCCAAGGAGATCGGTGCAACCATGCTGCTCAGCGGCCTGATTGCATATGCACGAAACTATGCAGACTGGCGTTCTCAGGTGGCTGCTGGAGACCGCGAAAGTGCCGATGAAACCGAGAAGTTGCTGACCGTTGACGGAGCCCTGCGAGGTGCCGCCATGGGTCCTGCGGAATTCTTCCTCCCGACCACCGCCACGGATTTTGTGTGGCAAACCTTGGCCGCCAAGGATCCCCTGTTCTCGCCCTACCGTTACAGCGGCTTGGATTGGTACGGATTCCCCGGTCAGGCAGCGGTTTCCCGGTCGTGGGATGTTGGCGAAGATCTCTACGGAACCTCCGTGGGTGATGCGTTCGACCTGTCCATTGAGCGGGAGATCACCCGTGGAACCCTCCACAAGGCCAGACTGCTGCTTCCGGGCCAGAACATGCCCATCCTGAAGCAGTACTTCAACATTCTTGAGTCGGACATCGCTACTGAGTACAACCTCCGGAAGACCCAGCCCCGCAGGGATTGAATCTAAGGAAACTTTCAATGGCAAACAGTTACCAACTCTATACCGCTAACGGTTCAACCACCGATTTCAGCCTCGTCGGCATCGATGGATGGATCTCCAGCGGCTTTCTGAAGGTCTATGTCAATGATGTCCTCCAGACCACGGGGTACACCCTTCAGGATCTGACCACGGCCAGCCCGTTCGTCCGCTTTACCTCGGCTCCGGCCAACCTTGCCATTGTGCGCCTTCAGCGAGAGACTCCGAACACGGTCTCTGGCTTCCAAGGCAATGTGGTGAACTTCAACGATGCCTCCGTGCTGACCGAGCAGGACCTCGACAACATGGCCAAGGGCCTCCTGCACATCGCTCAGGAAGCCGAGGACACGGGCTCTGGTGCCCTTCCGCTGAACCTTCAGCAGACCCATTGGGATGCCGGGTCAAAGCGGCTGACGGCCCTCTCTGACGGCCTGAATGCTCAGGATGCCGTCACCATGGCCCAGTTGACCAGCGCGACCCTGTACGGCGGGGCTGCCACGACTCCTCAGGTCTGGGCTCACACGGGCACGGGAAGCGCAACCTATGCCCTGAGCCCCGCTCCCCTCAGCACCACCCCCGAGATGTTCCTTGTGGAGGTGGGCGGCGTGATCCAGCACCCCGATACCTACACGATCACCACCAGCAGCATCGTGTTTGATACCGTGGTTGCCGCCGGAGTTGCCATCAACATTCGCAACCTCGGTGTTGCCCGGAACATCAACGAGTCGGTCACTAATGCGATGATTCAGAATGATGCGATTACGGCTGCGAAGATTAAGGCTAATGCGGTTGGATCTAGCGAGATTGCGGCAGATGCGGTTACGACCGCGAAAATCCTTGATGATGCCGTGACCTACGCCAAGATGCAGAATGTCTCGGCTACCGACAAGGTGCTTGGGCGTTCTACCGCTGGTGCCGGAAATGTGGAAGAGATCACTTGCACCTCCGCTGGTCGAGCCCTGCTTGATGATGCGGATGTCGCAGCCCAGAGAAACACGCTTGAACTCGGCGCATTGGCCATCAAGAACACGATTGTCAACGCTGATGTTGCTGCCGGGGCTGGAATTGAACTAGCAAAACTCCAGACAATCAATGCTGACCGCGTTCTTGGTGCGGTTACCAGCGGAACTCCCACGGCCTTTACTTGCACCTCCATTGGTCGAGAGGTTCTTGCGGCCACGACCGTTGGAGAAGGACAGGCGGCCATCGATGCTCTTGGATATCCCGTGCTGGCTGGAAGTGCGGTTGGCCGTTGGGTTCCGCTGTCGTACACCGTTGGAGTGGCTGCCGGAACGACCTTGCTCTCCGCAGTAAATCTCAACATTACTGCCGGAACTTGGGCGGTTGTTTGGCTCGTCTTTGGCGGGGCAGGGGCATATGAGTCATCGCATTTGGCGACTATGGCTCACAATGCCCAGATTTCAACGATTCCCGGCTATGCCTCCGCAAATAATCAAAAGATCGGCGGCTTCGCCATCCGCATTGCCTAAAGGATCCACATGCCGACCATCCTCAATACCGCAATCACCTCTGGTCTGCTCAAGACCGCCAATAAATTGGCTGAATTGAATGGAGACCAGAAGTCGCAGGAAGACACCTTCAAGATCATGGGCATTAATTATGCCCTGCCAATCGGCACCATCCTGCCCTACGGTGGAACGGTTCTTCCCGGCGGCTTCCTGACTTGCAACGGAGCAGCCGTGAGCCGTACCGGGTATGCAGCCCTGTTCAGCATCATCGGGACTGCCTTCGGCTCCGGCAACGGCACGACCACATTCAATCTCCCGAATGTCACGGGAGGGCTCACGGTATCCTCTGGAACCGTGGCTTACATCATCAAGTTCGACTTCGTCAGCGGACTGGCCCCGGCATGAGTCTCCACAACGAGTCCGAAATAATGCTGGCCATCGGTCGCCTTGAAGGCAAGGTAGACACGCTGATCCAGATGCAGCGAATGCAGGAAGACCAGATCAAGAACCATGAAGAACGACTTCGGCAACTGGAGCATTCGCGGTCTTTCACTATGGGCTTGGCTGCGGCTGTCGGGGCTGTGGTCTCGGTTGCGCTCAATCTCGCTGTAAAGGCACTCTCCTAAAGGAACAACATGGCAGTCATTCGCGTCATCAATGCACAGACGATTTCTACCTCTCCCACCGACTCCTCTTCGGTCGCCCCGGATCTCCAGCCTGACCAGTACGGCACGGTGATCGTCACCCACAGCGGGGCCCGTCTGGCTGCTGGCAGCACCGTTGCGGCGTTCCTTCAGGGTTCGCTTGATGACGGCACGACTTGGTTCGACATTGAGTGCATGAAGCCCAGCGATACCACCTACATCAACGGCAACGCCAATTCGTGGTGCCGAGTCGTTCCGCTGGTGAAGATGCTGCGAGTCCGCATCGTCAACGGCGGTGGTCTGGTGTACAACGCTTGGGTGATTGAGTAATCAACAGGAGCCGTCATGGCATTGAGCAAGATCATCACTTCTCGGCACAATCGCAGGACCACCCTGATCCCTTTTCCGGGCACGGTGGATGACGGCTCCACGCTCTCGCTCGACTTCACCACGGGCGTCCTCGACCCGCGCCTGACTTTCATGCGCACGACCAACGCTACCTTCATCAACTCGCAGGGGTTGGTGCAATGGGCTGACGCGAACATGGTGACGGGAAGCGAATTGTGTGACCCGACTCTGTATGGGTGGAGCCAGCAACTAAATCCCGGATATCTATTCGATACATCGGTGAATGATCCATTTGGAAATCCCGGTGTTCCTCGAATCTCTTCCAACGCGAGTTCTGGTAGTTCTGCCATCAACAGTTCGTCATTTGCTGTATCCGCTGGTTTCACCTACACGCTTACTTTCTGGGTTCGCGCCGGAACTTCAACGACATTCCTAGTTGGTATCTATGACGCTGCTGTTCCGCCGACAGGCGCGTTTGTTCCAGCAAGCGGCACGATTTTGAGCGGTCCCGGCAGCATCAGCGGAACTGGCGCAATCGCGGTGACGGGTCTGACGAGCGCGTGGACGAAGGTTCGTATTTACCTTACTCCAGCAAACACCGCTGCAAGCCGTGCAATCTCGTTCTATCCGCAAGCAGCCGCTTCTGGTGGACAGTCAAACTACCTTTGGGGAGTCCAACTCAACATCGGGCAGACTCCGAATCCGGCTTACTTCAAGACTGTCGCAACCGCCTACCAAGCCCCCCGCTTCGACTACGACCCGTCCACGCTCCAGCCTCGCGGACTGCTGATTGAGGGAAGTTCAGTCAATTATGTTCTGCGAAGTGATGTGACTGGCTTTCCAAGCCCGTGGTCAACCGCCGGAACAAATCTTCCAACAGTCACCGCCGGATATACGGGTGGAGGCTTTTCCCCGGACGGCATCACCTATCCAACAAGACTTCAGTTCGGAGTCAATGCTGGTGGAAGTGCAAGCAGGCTTCTTCAGGCGACAACCTACGCGACAAACCCAACGACGGCGAATCCATACACCGTGTCTGTGTGGATGAAGAGCAATACCGCCGGAACCAACTACACCGTCAACATTTACGGTACGACCGGAAACAACCTAGTAACCGTAACTCCGACATGGCAGCGGTTTCAGGTGGTCAACACTTCGGGAACTTCCCTAGTTGGCTATATCTACATTTCTAACGAATCGACCTCGATTGCGGCGGATGTTTCGATTTGGGGCGCACAACTGGAGGCTGGCTCCGGCGCATCCTCGTACATCCCGAGCGGGGCGAGTCAGGGGAGCAGGGCGCAAGACTCGGCAACAATGGCGATTACTGCCTCTCAACTTGGATTTGACTTGTATCGCTACACGATGCTTGTCCGTGGAAGGCAGAATACAGGCGGCACAGGGTTTGCAAGATCAGTTCGTCTGCACGATGCCACGACAGAACAGGTTGGATTCGCGGTAAACGGCATTCAGTTGTATGGAACATCGAGAAATGCTTCTGCCGTTGCTATTTCAGAAGTGAGTGCGAACAACACGCTAGGTCAGGACTTCCGATTTGCATGGGCGCTTGATGCCAATCTCACGACAAACACGATGCTCGGATCGCTGAATCAGTCAGCACTCTCCGCAAACCGAACTAACCCCGGTCCAATGGCGAGTACAACCACGTTGTCGTTCAATACCAATACTGCGGCGACTGCTTATGCAAGCATGACGATCCGGGATATCAAGTTCTTCCCGACTCAATACACCGCAGCCCAACTCCAAGCCCTCACCGCCTGACATGGACTACCTACTCCGCTCAACCACCGAGTCCGACCTAGAGGACGCCCTCATCGCCGCAGGACTTGCCGAGGAAGTCACCGACATTGACGGCGAGGTCATGGTGCTGCCCGTCACGGGTGTCACGCTCGACCGCATCGGGCCGATCCCGGCGGTCGTTGACGAGGAAGGCGTGATCCTGCGCCCCGGCGACAACCGCTACCACGCGAACCTCCGCGTGTCGTTTGAGTTGACGAAGGCGCAGGAGGACGAGTTGCCTCTTGTTGATCCGCCTCCGTCGATTCCCTACAGGGTATTCATTTGAACAAGAAGATCCTAGAACAGATCCACAACGCTCTGGCAGAGGAACTTCTGCGGAAGATCGCTGATGGGTCTGCAACCTCGGCGGAACTCAATGTCGCCCGTCAGTTCCTGAAAGACAACGGCATTGACTGCGCTCCGGATGTCAGCCAGCCCATGCTGAACCTTGCCCAGATCATGCCGTTCGATGAAGAGGCCGCGTGAGCGAACTTGAACGAAAACTCAAGGACTTTCGCAACTTTGTCTTCTTGGCGTGGGACCACCTCGGTCTACCCGAGCCGACACCCATCCAACTGGACATCGGCCAGTATCTCCAGAAGGGCCCTCGGAGGCGCGTCATCCAAGCGTTCCGTGGGGGGGGCAAGAGGTGGCTTACTAGTGCTTATGTGGTCTTTAGGCTGCTGCACAACCCCAAGTTGAATGTGCTGGTGGTCTCCGCTTCCAAGCAACGGGCGGATGACTTCAGTACCTTCACCCTCAGGCTGATCAACGAGATCCCGATCTGCCAGCACCTGAAGCCTCGGGAAGACCAGCGCAACTCCAAGATTGCCTTCGATGTCGGCCCTGCCCCTGCCTCTCAGGCTCCCAGCGTGGTTTCCAAGGGAATCACCTCCCAGATCACGGGCAGCCGTGCAGACCTGATCATCGCGGACGATGTGGAGAGTCTCAACAACTCCGCTACCTTCCTGATGCGGGACAAGTTGCTGGCCTCCATCGCGGAGTTTGAGGCAGTCCTGAAGCCGGGTGGAGAGGTGATCTACCTCGGTACCCCCCAGACGGAGCAGTCGATCTACCACGGGCTGCACGAAAAGGGCTACGACACCCGGATCTGGCCAGCAAGGTACCCCGAGGCGAGGCTTAGGACGGCTTTCGGAGGCAAGTTGGCCCCGATGCTGGTCGAAGGCAAGGAGGGCGAGCCCACCGATCCTCGACGCTTCAACGCGATTGACCTGATGGAGCGAGAAGCGTCCTACGGGCGCACCGGGTTCGCCCTCCAGTTCATGCTGGACAGCACCCTGAGCGATGCCGACAGGTACCCGCTCAAGTTGTCTGACCTGATCGTGCTGGGTCTGAACCCCGAGAATGCCCCCGAGAAGCCGATCTGGGCAGCGAACATCGGCAATGTGGTGAAGGACATCCCCTGCGTTGGGTTCAACGGAGACCGATACTACGGCCCGATGGACATCCATGGCAAGTGGATCCCCTACGAGGGCGGAATCATGGCCATTGACCCCTCGGGTCGTGGCGACAACGAGACCGCCTATGCGGTCGTGAAGATGCTGAACGGGTTCCTGTACGTCACCGCTGCGGGAGGTCTCCGTGGCGGGTATGACGCAGGGACGATGGAGCAGTTGGTCCGGATCGCCAAGTCCAATGCCGTCAACAAGATCATCGTTGAGTCGAACTTCGGTGACGGCATGTTCTCGGAACTGCTGAAGCCGTACCTCCTGAAGCAGTATCCCTGCACGGTGGAG